TTCTCTACGGGCATAGGGACGTGTGGAGGCATCAGGACATCGTCATAACCCCACTCTGAGCACAGGCCGAAGCACATTTGGAAAGCCCGCTGATACTCCCCTGGTGCTGCCAGCGCCCTCATCTGAGACTTCTTGGCTGCCAGGTAGGTGGACACGAACCCGGCGTTGTAGAGGGGGATGGTGTCCCGGTCTTCGAGGATGAAATGGTCGTCGTCCCACCAGACGAAGTCTTCGAGATCGTGGTCGAGGACCGCCTCGATGTTGGCACGGTGGTTGGTGGCCCGATCCCGGTGTTGGGAGACGCTGAGGGTTTCTACTCCTCGCACCCAGCCGGGGATGTCCCCGACGATCACCACCCGGTCCACAGCCAGATGCTGGTGGATGGTCCTCAACACCCAGCGGAGAGTGTCTGCCCGGTTCGGCCCTACAGGAATGACCACGTTCACGAGTGTTGTCCCATCCATGCGCCACGAGGGTTGGTCAGGAACACCCCGGTCAACCCTGACGTGCTGATGTGGTTGTAGAAGGGGATGTGGACCTTCGAGTTGCGTGGTGACGGTTGATGCCGAGACGACACGTCATGGCACACCAGGACCGAGGATGGCTTCCCATGCTCACGCCACAGGTCGAACTCGGTGAGCCGGTATTCGGGTGCGGAATCCAACACCACCAGGTCGGCAGCAGCCATATCCGCCGAGGCTGGGGATACCTCAGATGAGAGGGTGAGGTCCTCAGGCCAGGGGAGGCGACGACCTTCGGCACGGTATCCGTCGTCGGACTCGAACCCGATCCAAGACCCCGACCCGAGGCCAGCGATGATCCGTCTGGTCACATACCCGGCTCCCACCCCTGTCTCGACAACCAGACGAGGACGGAGGAGACGGACGAGAGCACCGACGAACTCGCAGAACTCGACCTCGGGTGAGGGTGACGACCACGCATACCAGCCTTCCCCCCACGGGGTCCAGGTCTCCTCCCCCACCGGGGTGGGTTCACGACACCATGAAGCCAGGGCACCGTTCATCGGTTGTCCGGGTCGACCAGCGGATACTTGGGGAACCGGCCTATGAACTGTCTCGTGTAGGGCACGTCGAACTCGGCAACCTGGAGGTTCCAGGCGAACGTGCCCACACCAACCAGCACCTGATCGTCCTGGGTGATAGCTGCTGACCCGGCGATCGTGTCTGTCGTGTGAGTGCCAGTAGCAACCGACGTGTTGTCCTCTTGGACGGGAGAGCCTGACCCGGTGAAGGTGGGGAGGCTGAACGTGCCTGCTGCGACGACAAGGTTGTCATCCTGGACGGCTGCCAAAGAACCGGTGAAGCCAGGCGGGACAAACGTGCCAGCGCCAACAGCAGTGTTGTCGTCTTGGGTTGGCGCTCCAGAACCCGTCCGTTCAGAAGCAGTGAACGTGCCGGTGGCTGTGGATGTGTTGTCCTCCTGGCTCGAAGCCCCCGACCCGGTGTAGACAGGGTCGGTGAACGTGGCTGTCGTGCTCGAAGTCTGATCGTCCTGGGTGACCGACACTGAACCGGTGAATGTTGGTGGTGTGTGAGTCCCGACCGCAGTAGCCGTGTTGTCATCCTGAGTGGCATCAGCCGACCCGGTGAGAGTGCCAGGGACAAACGTGCCGGTGGCTGTAGACGTGTTGTCGTCTTGGGTTGGTGAGGCTTCCCCGGTGTAGACAGGGTCGGTGAAGGTGCCTGTGGCGGTCGAGGTCTGGTCGTCTTGGGTTGGTGCTGCGCTGCCGGTGAACGTTGGTGGTGTGTGAGTGCCAGCAGCCTCGGACGTGTTGTCGTCTTGGGTGGCGTTGGCTGACCCCGACACCGGGCCAACAACGAACGTCCCTGTGGCTGCCGAAGTGTTGTCCTCCTGTGTGGGTGCTGCTGTGGCGGTGAACGTCGGAGGGGTGAACGTCCCCGAAGCGTCAGCGGTGTTGTCATCCTGGGTTTCGGAGGCTGACCCGGTGAACGTGGGTGGAGTGTGCGTCCCAGCAGCATCGGACGTGTTGTCGTCTTGGGTGACGTTGGCCGAGCCGGTGAAAGTGTTGGATGCGGGCGTGTAGGTGCCGGTGATCTCAGCGGCGAACACCCGTTCTTCGATGGCGTCACCGGCCATGCTCTTGGTGATGTAAAACTTGACTTCGACGATCGCCCCATCCCAGTCGTCCTTCGTCGCCGCGGTGTCTACTGCGATGAAGTTGACAACTGCTGAGTTGGTCGGGATGGTGGCGGTGATATCGGTGGCTACCACCCGGTCCACCGAAAGCGAAGTCCCGCCTGCTAGCCCGGTGACCCCATCAGACTTGAAGACATGTGCTCTTAGCGAATCCCACGTGTTGTTGACTGGAGTGTTCGAGTTGGCGTAGCGGAGCCGAATGAACAGGGTGTCCATGTTGCCCAGGTCCGAGTTCACATTCTCAAGGGTGAACTTGGCTATCCCGGTGTGGGTTGTATTGGCAGTGTCGTGGACGTTCTTGGCGTCGTCGGCGGAGGCGATCTCTTGGAGGACCGGCTCAGCCCCGGTGATCGCCGTGTCATTACCGTTGGTGAAAGTGCCGAGGGCGAGGGTGTTCAGGGTTGCCATCAGGTCTCCCTACAACAGATGCCAGGTTCCGGCTGCCAGTCGCCACACGATGTGATATTGGGGTGGACATCCCAAAACCGTTGCACGTTCTCGATGTAGCCGGGGTCAGCGTGGACGGCCTCCCACGAGCCGAGTTGGCGTCTCAACCCGCAGACGAACGTGCGTCCAGGGACGGTCCCCAACTCCAGGTATTGGCAGACCAGCCCGTTGACGAAACAGCAGTGCTGCCCTCTTAGCGACCCCCGACCAGTGCAGAGCGACACATCAAGCGTTGCCGCAGTTGATGACAAACGATGTGACCGCAACCACACCGCCAGCCACGAAGTTGATCGAGTCGAAGTTCAGGTCTGCACCTGACACGGCAACATCACCGTCCATCGCATGGGCGGCAGCGGCTGACTCGATCCTGAACCAGGATGCAGTCCCGGTGGCGTCAGCAGCCGCATCGTCGGCAATGGCGTTGAGGGTGAGCACCCCACCGGAAGCTGCTGGAGCAAAGGTGGCGTTGCACACCTGCTCGGATAGCTGGGTGGTCTCTGCTCCCCCTGTGGCGGGCCGTGTCCCCGAGAAAATCTTGAGCAGGGCCGAGGCTCCAGCCCTGGCGGTGATCTCGTCGAGTTGTGCGTTGCGTAGGGCTACGGCGTATCCGAGGGACATCAGTTTTCCTCACAGTCTGTTGAATGGATGGTCTCCCACCCGGTGTCGGCCTCCACCCAGTAGCACTCAGCACCCCCGCACGAGACGGGTGGTGGTGTGAACGTGCCGTAGGCTTCGACCTTGAAGTCGTCTTGGTGTGCGATGTTGGTCATTGCGCTCTCCATCCTAACCTTCAACCACTGGTTGAGGGTTGGTCTCAACCTCTACTTGAGGCTTAGGCTTCTTGGTGGGCTTCGGTGGGATCAGGTCCACCTTGCGGAAGAACAACTGCCCTCCCCTGGTGTAGCCCACCTTCCCTGGTGGCAGACCCCGAGCACGGGAGAAGACCAACTCCTCGGGTGTGATCTTCAGGTAGTCGGCTGCCTCGTTGACGGTCAGTTCGGCTGGTGTAGTCATGGTGTTCTCCTCATATCTTGACTATGAACAGCAGGGTCAGGAACGGTGGGTTCTGGGTGCCTGTGCTCCCGGTTCCCCCCGCACCAGTAGCCCCAGTGCCCGCAGCGTTGGTGTCTCCAGGATCGGTGGCCCCGGTAACCCCCTGAGTGTGGGTGTGGCTCCCTGCCGAGTCGGTGTCCAGGGTTCCCGGCCCGTGGGTGTGCGAACCTCCCGAGCCGGTCGTCCCTGACACTGAACCCGTGTGGGTGTGAGCCGGAACGGAAGCCAGGAACGCTCCCCCCTCCTTGGAGGTCGTGCCTGACCCGCCACCAGTAGTGAACGAGTCGGAGAACGAGTGGGTGTGGCTTCCCCCCGATGCGGTGGCACCCCCGTCGATGAAGTGGGCGTGGGAGCCATTCGCTGCTGTGCTCGGGTTGGAATGGGTGTGGGTGCCCATCGTGTGGGTGTGCGACGGCCCGGTGTGGGTGTGCGAAGGCCCCGAATGAACATGATCGATCGCACCACCAGTAGCTCCCACCGCCGCTCCGGTGCCCGAGTCGGCCTTCCCCAGCGGGAACCTCTGTTTCAGGTTGGGCAGGTTGAACGTGGTCGAGCCGTCACCAACCCCGAACACTGTCCCGATGACAGCGAACAGGGCGGCATAGGTTGTCCTGGATACCTCGGCACCGTTGGCGAGTAGCCACCCAGACGGCGCTGTGGTCCCCGCATGGGCGATGACAGCCCCGGTGGGCAGCAGACCTCTCCATGAGCCTCCGAAGTAGACCTCCAAAGCCCCCGAGTCTTCGAGGAAGCTGAGGTCCCCAGCAGCCGGTGTGGCGTGCTCGGTGGTGCGGGTGGACAGGTCGTTGTAGCGTTGGACGGTGCGGTCCCTGATGGCGTTGGCCCACTCGGCAACAGCCAGGTCTTCGCTGTCGACTACATCAATGATCTCAGGCATTTAGGGCCTCCTACTCATAGCTAGCGTTGTAAAGGTTGGTGATCTCAGACGGGGCCAACAACCGATCCCAAACGGCAAGCTCGGAGATGTCCCCGTTGAAGAACTCTCCCCCGTCTGTCCCCTCCCGACCGACGTTAGCCTCACGGGCTATCACAGACGGCAGGTAGCTGGTGATCGACGTGAAGCCCTGGACCCCATCCACATAGCGGGTGATCCGACGCTCGGTGGCGGTCCACTCGACGGTGACGACAAGGTGATGCCAGACGTTGGCAGCGCCCGCTGCGATGTCGGTCGATACCCCCGCTGATCCGAGGGGGTAGAACCGGAAGACCGAGTTGTCGGGATACCAGTAGAGGGAGTAAAGGTTGCGGTCGTCCCCGGTGCCTCTCACCGACAGGATCGCCTGCAACGCTCCCGTGGCGTCATGGGGCCGGACCCGAGCCTCGAACGTCATGTTCTGGTGAAGCTCCAGGTCTGCCTCATTGGCAACCGTGGCGTAGTCGTCGGTGCCGTCGAGGGTGGCTATCCCGTCTCCCCCGGCGATAGGCCCACCAGACGATGCGAGGGTGGGGGTGCCGTTCCAGGTGAGAGTGTGGGTGCCCACCTGGTCCGCTGTCGAGGTCCCTCCCGACTCGGAGAACTTCCACCAGGCGACGGGAGCAGACTGGGCCATAAGAACGTCACGACCCGCCAGGAAGTTGATCTGAGCGTCGTCGAGACGGAAGGTGACCTCCCAGTCGTCTCCGGTGATGTGATGGTGGATGCCGAACACTTGGACGAGACGCTCGAAACTCCACCCCTGTCCGGTCATCACTCTCACCGACAGCAGGTCCCCGTATTCGGTGGCCCACAGCAGCCGGTTCAGGTCCTCATTGTCACCGTCTACCACTCCGGCGATAGTGACCGCATCGACACGCATACGGTTGTCCTTGTGGACCTTCACATGACGTGCGGCGAGGAAGACGAGGTCGGCGTCAGCATTGTTCTTGAAGTCGGTCCTCTCGTATGAGCGCACCCCGTAGAGGGTCTGGGAGGTTGCGTCTTCGGCCTCCTGCATGGTCGAACCGACACGGGCGAACCGCACCTGATTTCTGATCCTCGCCAACTCCCATGATGTGTCAACGTCTATGACATGGGCACCCTGCACCCCGTCTGGGACCTCGTCGTATCCGAGGTAACCCTGTATCTCGGTGGGGCCTCTACGTGGAGGGGCCAGCCGGTAAATGAGGTCGGCCAGCTTGTCCGAGTGCCAGAGGTAGTGGCCATCCCAACCGAGGCCACGGGGCTGATCGCCCTGGGAAGGGAAAGAGTCGAGGAGGACGCCTTCGGTCGTGAACTTGTAGATGGTGTCGAGGACCATGTCCGTCAGGTAGAGACTGGTGCCGTCGAAGGTGAGACCGGTCTGCTGGGTGCCCGGCCCGGTGAACGAGGACAGGGTTGACCCGGTGTCCGGGTCGATCTCATAGACCTCCCCACCGAAGTCGGCCAGCCAGAGTGACGACCCGTCCCATGCCAGACCGCTGGCCGAAGAACCGGGTGCGGCGAACGAGTCGAGGACCGAGCCGGACGTGGACAGCTTGTAGATGAGTTGGGTCGTGTAGTCGGACAGCCACAGATTCGTCCCGTCCCAGGCCAGCCCAGCCGAGTTTGAGCCAGGTGCCGCAAATGAGGAGATGACCGAACCGTCTGACGGGTCCAACTCATAGACCGTGTTGGTCACGTCGTCGGTGTGCCACAGACTCGACCCATCCCACGCCAGGTCGTAGGGTGAACCAGCCGGTGAGGCAAACGACAGCACGACGACCCCCGAGTCGTCCGGGTCTTCCACCGACAGCCAGTCACGAGACTTGAACACCGCCTTGCCGTCCTTGCCTGCGAAGAAGGCTCCCCCTTCGGCGTCGGCTGCGGTCTGGCATTCCTCCCATGTGGACTGAGCCAGGTCAGAGCTTTGGAGGGAATGCTCCCCTGTCTGGATGTCCCGATCATCCACCGGCCAGTTGAGACGGTCAAGAGCCGAGGTAATCCGATCTGAAGACAGTTCTACCCCGGTGGGCGTGGACAGCATGGGAGGGTTGAACCCAGACCAGACGGCCCCATTGTCGAAACACAACACCCTGGTCGTGTTGTCCCAAGCCCCATATGCGTAATCGTCGGATGTCGAGTCGATGACCCCGGTGAACAGCGGCACCCGGTAGCCAACGCTTTCAGGGTCGGCGGAAGGGTCGGGGATCGCCACCACCCTGATCTTGCGGCCAGGACGGAAGGGAAGGTGGAACGGCTTAACCACGTCAGCGTCCTGGGTGAAGATGCCTGTCGTGTTGTCGAGGATGATCGTGGCGCTACCAGTCTTGAACCTCTGCCCCCACCGTTCCGCCCCACCGTCGAAGTCGAGGGTGAGGACGAAGATGGACAGGTCCAACCAACCTGGTGCGGACGACCCCCACAAGAACTCAGCCCAAAGGTCTTCACCCCACAGGGCGAACTCGTCTCCCGAGCCGGTGGTGCCGGTGTCCACTTCGACACGAACGTCGATCTGGCCTCCAGCCCACAGGAGCGACTGTGCGAGGTCGGGTAGCGGGATCAATAGAGAAGCTCCACGATGATCAGGCCGGGCGTTCCACCCCCGCCAGTAGCGGTGCCCGCCTGGTTCTGAGAGTTGGTGCCACCTGACCCGCCGCTCCCGTATCCCCGGCCTGGGTTGCCGTTGGTGCTGGAAGTAGACGAGCCTTCCACTCCACCCACACCCAGTTGACTGTGTGCCCCTCTCCCGCCGAGCACCCTAGTCGCTATGTATCTCAGCACCGCCCCACCGGGAGACCCAACCAGGTTCAGGTCACCACCACTTCCCACTCCCCCACCCGAGTTCGAGGGGGCACCCGCTGTTAGGGTGCCTGACGCTCCTGCCACTCCCCCGCCGAGACCACCCGACGCTGACAGGTGTGAGCCGAAAGAAGATGCCCCTCCAGCGCCTCCCGTCCCCCCGGCCACTCCTGACCCACCAGCCCCCACTGTGACCGTCTCAGAGGGGGACAGGGCTGTAACCAGTATCAGCTTCTCTGAATAGCCTCCGCCAGCCCCACCGTTACCTCCAGACGACTGAGAAGCCCCCGTGGTGGCCGCTCCCCCACCGGCAGCCCCACCAGCTTGAACCTTCACACGAACAGCCCTCAACCCTGGGTAGTCGGGATAGTCGAAGGTGTCATCGGCGTCGAAGTAGAGGATGTCCCCGAGGGTCAACCCCACATAGAGGGGGGAGCCTCCGAGCACATGACCGGGGTAGATAGCCTGCATCAGCCTTGCCTCACCCTGATCGGAAGCGGCCCTGACGACTGTTCGATCTTCTGGAGCATCTCGATGATGTCCCACCCGTCGATGGCGGTGGACCGTGACGCCGGGACGATTAGGTTGATCGCCTGGCCTCCCCCGCCGATGGCCTCCTTCATGGCGGCAGCCAGAATCCCGATCCCCTCCGAGTTCATGGGGATCATCGCCTCGTCAGACCCGGCCTCAGCAGCCACATCGACACCACCAGGACGGGCCTTGGCGATACCACCGTGGGCGTAGTAGTTCCTGGATTCTGACTTCCACCCAACGCCTCCCGAGGACGGTGAGGTCGGATACAGGGTCGGAGCCGACACACCGATCCTGAGGACCATGTTGCGGAAGATTTCTTCGATGCGCTTCTTGTCGGCAGCGAACTTGTCAATGACCGCCTGGGGGACACCCAGCGACTTGAGGGCTGCCATAGCAGCAGGCACCCCCACTTCACCGATGTCGGTCACCGCCTCCTGGATTTTCCCGTTGGCCCTGGCAATGTCCTCGGCTGCCTGGATGGCCTCAGGGCTGTTCACCCCGAACTCGTCCACAGCAGCGTTGTAGGCAGCCTGAGCATCGGCTAGCTCCTGGGTGCCCTGCATGTAGGCGAACACCGGGTCGACAGCCTCACGGGCAGCAGACTGGACATCCCGAATGGCATCGGCAGCGGTCTGGGTCTCCTCAGCGAGTTCTTCGGTGGCGTCAGTGGCGTCTTCGACAGCCTCAGTGTGTCTTTGGAGTGGGGGACGACCTTCGACCAGTTCCCCCCGCATCGCCTCATGGGCACGGGTCCACTGCTTGGTGAGAGTTTCGGCTTTGGCTTCCTTCTCGTTGTTCTCATCAATCGAGTCGCTCCAATCCCCAAGCCGGTCCTTGGCCCAACCAATCTGTTGGCCGAAGGGGACGATGGCCTCGACGATGTCCATGATCCCCACGTCCACTCCTGGAAGCAGATCGAGGAGTTCGCCCAGAACATTGATGAAGTCTCTGAAAAGCTGTGTGACCTCCAACACGACGGGGGCCAGCTTCTCACCCAGCTTGGCTTTGGCGTCCTCCAACTCGGCGTTGGCTATCCGCTGTTGGTTGGCAAGCTCGCCAGCGGTGTCAGCGAAGTCACCAGCCCAGTCTTCGGTCTCACGGAGCAACAGCCCGTAACGGGCGGTCTGCTTCTCGCCTTCGGTCATCTCCCGCTTGGTGTCGATGATCCCCGTCTCCAAGGCGAACAGCTTGATGGCTGCATCGGAGATGTCCTTACCGTATCGGCGTATCGGCTCGGTCTGACCGGCCAGGGTGGACTGGAAGATACCGAGGGCGTCGGCTACCTCGATGTTGTGGACCGAGGCGAAGTCGGCAGCCCTCTGGATGAGTTTCTCGGTGACCTCGACAATGCTCCCGCCCTCTCCGGCGATGTTCTTGGCGAACCCGGCCATGGAGACGGCAAAGGAGTTGAACTCGGCCTTCGACAACCCAAAACTCTCGGCAGAGTTCCTACCGATGTCGAGGATGGCTTCGGCTGCGTCACCGAAGGTCTTTTCGACAGCGTTGGTGGACTCGGTCAGATCTTTGTAGGCGTCAACCGACCCACTGACGAAGTCTTTGACAGCACTGAGGGCTTTGATGGCAACAGCAGCGACAACCGCCTTGCCCATCAACCCCATACGATCCCCGAAGGCTTGGGCTTCCTTGCCTGCTCCTCGGAGTTGTTGTTCTAGAGACTTGGCGTCAGCCAGGATCGAGACACGGACAACGTTGGAAGCCATCAGTCGACCCCCACCAACTCGATGGCGGTCTCGTCCCCTTGGAGCACGGGGACAAAGGCTGTAGCGAACGGCCCGAAGTCGTCGTCGGTCAGTTCGGGGACCTGGCGGGCAGCCTTGACGAAGAAGAAGGCGGCAGCCGTTTCAGCCCCCCCATCGACCTGGCCGTCGAGGAGGACACCGACCCGCTCCACATCGAACTTGGTGAAATCGGAGAAGTCGAAGTCGACCACCACGTTCACAACCCTGTCGGCAAGCTCGAACCGGAAGGTCAACTCATTGATATCTAGAAGTTGTCTATCCATACCCTCTCCACGAACTCGTTGGTGAGCTTCTGGTAGTCGGCCACCGTCTTGTCTCGAAGCTCGGTGACAGCTTCGGTGAGGAACGGGTTGGGAGTGATGTTGTGGGCGGGCCACCCCCAATGCTGGACGCCGGTGTATTTGGTCCGCTGCCCTGCCGACACTCGGGCTGCACGGGTGGTGGGAGCCGACTTGATGGTCCCCCTCATCCGCCCTGAGCGGACCCGAGCCAAGCCCCTGGCCTTCACGGCGATAGGCTCACCGATCTTCCGGTGTATCTCCTTCATCTCCTTGGGGTAGTCGGTGGACACCTTGCGGAGATTGCGGACCAGAAGGTTCAGACCTTCAACACGAACTCCAGGGGCAGGCACTCAGGATCACGACGCAGCAGCAGGCGTGTAGACGGGAACGCCGGACGCCTGGGCGGTGATGTTCCAAGTCCACTGGCCTTCGGCGTTGCCTTCGATCCGACGTGAGCCGATGATGCAATTGCCCGTGTAGACACCACCATCGGTGGCTCCCGCCGCCTCACCGATCTGCATTGAGAACGCTACGGCAGCCTGTGTCTGGTATGCGGCCTCCAAGGCTGCGATCTTCTCAGCGGAAATGGAGCCGGAAGCCGAGAAGGCTTCCATTCGCTGGCCTCCGATGGTGAACGCATGGGTCTGGCCGAACACCTTCTTGGTGAGGGTGTCACGGGAGCCGTCGAGGCTCACCACATGGCCGATGATGGATAGGTCTTCGCTGTTGAGAACGACTGTTCCCAAGTAACCGGGGATGAAGATTGGGTCAGGCATTATGCCTCCTGTGGTATGTGATCAAATGTGATCTGGTTGACTGACATGACGAAGTCTTTGTTGGCCTCCCCGTCCCTGATCCGAGGACCCGACGCTTGACGCCAGGTGGCTCCAGCTTTGGAGACGACCTCTCTGACACGTAGGGACAGGTCCCGCATCTGGATGAGTCCGGCAGCCTTGTCCTTGAACGACACCACCACCAACACATCCCATGTCTCGGTGACGCCACCGAACGTGGATGGAGCGAGGAACGGGTCTCCTGGGGCTACCACCACAGACGGTGCGGTGAACGTGGTGGGTAGGGCGGCAGCGAACGCCACATCGGAGAACTCTGTGGTGAGTGCCCCAGCGACGATGGTGATGTTGCTCATGCAATTGCCACCGCTCCCAACACATAGTCGGCCACCCATGAGGTGGCAGCAGCGATAGCCCTGTCGATGTCAACGACCTTGGCTGCTGGCAGGTCGTCGTAGCCGAGATGACGGACCACGTCGTCTGACGTGATCATGGTGGTGAGGTCAACATCCCAGTTGACACGGAGCAACCCTCCGAGTAGCTCCTGAATCTGGTAGTCGGGCCTCACCGCCATCATTCCGAACTCGGTCATCTCCCCGTGCGTCCCCAAGGGAGCCTCGGCCAGCGCATAGATACGCAGAGCCTTAGCCAGCACAGCCTGTGCCAGCCGAGCCTCGATCTCGGGGGTTGCCGCTACGGGGTCAGCCATCAGGACGGTTCGGTTCCGAACACAACGACACCGGCAGGGATTCGGTTGACCAGCATGGTCCGTCCGAGGATGCCGATGTCCCGACCCATCAGGGCCACGTTGGTCGCTTCGACCCGTGACGGGCCGTAGTCGGTGGCACGGAGGGCAGACGGCCCGTAGAGGGCTGCCTGGGTGAGACCCTTCACCTTGAACACTTCGATCCCACCGGGAAGGCTGAACGACCGGGCGGTGAGACCCACCGAGGCGTCAGCGTTCTGAGGGTTGATCGTGGAGAACAGTCTCCGGTCGTTGGCGTCGACCATCGCCACCAGGACCCGCCATTGGGCACGGGTGACGGCCAGGACGCTGGGAGGCTCCCCGGCCGCATCTTCGATGGTGTCGATCTGCTCCTCCACGTCGGCTATGAACCCGGCGTAGGTGGCAGTGTCGAGGGCTGTGCCCGTGTAGGTGAACCCGAGCGCACCAGCCTCGAACCAGGGCACGGCACCGTTGGTGACATCGTGCTCGGTGGCTGCGGCGTATGCGCCTCTCAGGTCCTCCCACACCATCTCCATGACGGGAAGCTCGGCCATCTGGGTGACCTCGATAGCCACGTCGAGTGCTCCGTCCAACCATTTCGCCTCGAACGGCTCGGTCTTCAGGATCATCTTCTGGCTGGTCGGCTCCGTCTTCTGGGCGGTGCGGGCAGCCACCGTGACGTGCTGGGTGACGACCGGGATGCGGGCGTAACCAGAACGGGGTGACGGGAACGAGCCGAAGCTGGCGAACAGTGGCCGTCTCCGGTCAAGGATGCTCACCAGTTGAGAGGCGAGATACTCCTCGACCACGAGACCCGACAGGTCGTCGGCTGGGTCGTTGTCACCGGCCTGGGTCTGCCCACCAGTGATGTCGGCTAGGGCACGGGTCTGGAGTGTCCCCTCCTTGGCTCGGGTCTGGAAGTTCTCCCACTTCTCATCGAGGGCTTCCCGATACTGCATGGAGCGAGGCTGGAGTCTTTCCTCCATCTGCGCCATGAACCAGTCGAACGGTGTGGGACCACCGGCTGGCAGGTTGCGGGCTGGGGCATCGACCACCGACTGGAGGGTCTCGATCTGGGTCGAGAGGTCCTTCAGACGTGTCTCAATGGGGCCGAGGTCAACCGTCTGCACGGCTGGCTCCTCGACAGGTTCGGTTGTGGGCTTGTTGTCGGCCATTGCGGCCTCCTTTTCTCTTACGGACAGGACCTTGGCTCCGCTGTATGCAGCGAAGGTCACCAAGGACGCTTCGGGTAGGGCCTTCAACCTCTGATGAACACCCTGTTGGTTCTGGACGCCTGGGATGAAGCCTGGGGAGATGGAGAGGACCCCGTCGTTGGCGAGTTCGAGCATCTCGTCGCCTTCGGTGGTCTTCGAGATGCGGAATCGGACGTAGGCTCCGTCGTCTCGCTCCTCCAACTCGACGCTCTTGCCGATGGGACGGCGCTGGTCGTGGAAGGAGAGCAGCTTGATCGACGTGGGGTCGATGCCCGCCACAGCACCCCTCACAAACGACTCTGGCCTTCCACGGACCAGGATCGGCTCGTTGTAAGGGAGCAAACGGGCGACGATCTCCCGGCGCTCGAAGTCCCTGACCTCCAGAGCCATCTCCTCGTCGGGGTAGACGGCGTCGGGGAGGAACCGGCCTTGGTCGTCTCTAGATCTGTCGGTCATGCTGATGCTCCATTCAGAGAAGGGGCAGGAACAGGGGCAGGCTCCGTGGTAGAGGGAACGATTAGCTCATCCCCTCCAGGAATCGGAGGAAGTCCCTCATCCTCACGGACTTCGTTGACGGCGAGGAAGCCACGGTTCCCGGTGCCGATCTGGTACGCCCCGTAGCGGGACAGGATGTCGGCACGGAGA